CTAATGATAGAAGTACATGTAACGTAATCCTCTCGTGTGTAGACACATTGAATTCCAAACTGACACAATCCCGTCCTAAACCTGTCTTCTTAACAGACGGCAGTGATTATAAACAAAGAAACCTAGCTAAACAGTTGAATACTTTTATCAACGGTGAATTATACCAAACAAAAGCCTACGAATTGGGCGAAACTATCCTTCGGGATGCTGAAGTATTCGGTACGGGGATAGTAAAAGTATACGAGGATGATGATTGCAAAGTTAAACTAGAACGTAAAATCTTAACTGAAATCCTATTCGATGAAAATGACAGTCTATACGGAGATCCACGTCAGATCTATGAATTCTCATTAGTAGAACGATCTGTGTTGATCAACCTCTTCCCTAGTAAGAAGAAAGAAATCCTTGCTGCTATGCAAAGCTACCCTACTCATGACGGCGGAGATCCTACGGTGTCAGACCAAATCATGGTCGTAGAAGGATATCATCTTAAGTCTGGTAAAAAAGCTAAAGACGGTATGCATATGATAGCTTGTAGTGAATGCGAATTGTTGAAAGAAGGGTATGAAAAAGATACATTCCCGTACGTCTTCCTGCATTATTCTAAACGGTTACTAGGTGCTTGGGGTCAAGGAATTCCTGAACAGTTGATGGGTACTCAGAGTAATATAAACAAGCTGATGATTACTATCGATGAAAGTATAAACATCATCGGCGTTCCTAAAGTATTCGTAGAAGAAGGAAGTAAAGTAGTAAATAGTCATCTTGATTCCCGTGTAGGTACTATAGTAAAATATCGTGGTACTCTTCCGAGTTATCAAACACCTCCTTGTGTAGCACCAGAATTATACGAACGGTTAGACAAACTTATAGCATACGCGTATCAGCAATGTGGTGTCTCCGCTTTAAATGCTGCTGCTGCTAAACCAGCAGGTTTGAACTCAGGCGAAGCTATCAGAAATTTTGACGATCTTCAGACTGACAGGTTTGCATCCCTTGCTAAACGGTATGAACAGTTTTATACAGACGTAGCATACCAGATTATAGACCTCGCTAAGGATATAGCTAAACGCGAAGGTAAGTATCAGACTGTCTATCCTGGTAAAGACGGTACGAAGAGCATAGACCTTCCTAAAGTTGAATTAATCAAAGACGATTTCGTAATTCAGTGCTTTACTACTAGCTCGTTGCCCCGTGATCCTGCTGGCAGGTTACAAAAAGTGACTGAGATGCTTCAGTCAGGTATGGTTACTATCACCGAAGCAAGGCGGTTACTAGATTTCAGCGATCTGTCTGGCGAAGAGAAGCTCGCTAATGCTGCTGAAGAACGGATACTGTATCAACTTGATAGTATAGTAGAAGAAGAATTTGATCCTGATTATAGCATGCCAGACACATTTACAGACCTGTTAGTAGCGGACCAGAGATGTACTCAGTATTATAATCTGTATATGACGTGCAAAGTCTCAGAAGAGATAGCTCAAAAGCTACGGGATTATTTTATCGCTGTTCAAACATTGAAAGCCGCAGCACAGCCCCCTGCTATGTCTGGCGCTGGACAGCCTGTACCACAAGCTGCACCACAGCCTCAGGCTCAAAGCCCTTTAGTTTCTAACGCCGTCCCATCAGCTGCTTAAGATTTAAATACGTTTCCATTCTTTAGAAGATAGTGGAACACTTTTGTCTCCATAGCAGTTACCTGAGATTCCGTTAAACCTATATCGTATTCAAAACTGTAAGCATGTAGGACCTCATGTAGATAAGTCAGTACAGTCTGTCTAGGGGTTTCATTAATCCGGATAAAAATGGTCTTAGTATTAGGATCGCACTCCCCTGCGGTATAATCACCGGACGGCGGCTTGACTACGCGTAAAACCGTATACCAAGACTTCCTGCCGACCTGGACACGGTCAGGAATCATCTTGCTCAATTTTTTCCAGTTTACCACGGATTAAAATCCTCCCCGAAAATCTTTCTTAAAAACCAGAATAATATCCTCATGCTCTAAATCCTATCTGGTTGAATTAATTATACCAACCAATGAAAAGAAGAAATTTTATCCACCAATTCCTGCTGTTAAGTATTCTTTCTTTTTCTCCGCTAGTCATATAACCTATTTTGCCTTACGGCATTCTTCACATCTCTGATCATCACTTCCGCTAAACCAAAGAAACGGTTTTTTACAAATCAGACAGAGTATTGAATAAATTCCCATAAAGTCCTATTTGGTAAAGAGTTTAAACCTTGGATCATAATCATCAAACACTTCTCGAATTTCAAATCTATCAGCATGTGGGTCTATTAATTTCAATTTAATAGTTGGTAATTCAAGACCTCGCATCCTCTTATAACAGTATGAGCAGTTGATTCTATGGGTTCCAAATAAAGCGCCACCGCCTTCAGACCAATGCTCATCCCTTAGTCTTTGGCTATTTTCAAATGTTTCTTCATATGTTCTTCGCTTCATAGAGCCTATTTGGTTAAAGTTTCGATTTGAAATTAATATACTCTTTAGAAAAATGGTCCGTTAATTTAGTTTTACCTTCAATTACTAAAAGGGGTATTCCAGCCTCTATAGCGCCTTGTTTAAAGGCTTCATGCTTTGCTTTGTCAGCCAGGTCTTGACAAATACTATTCTCCTTGCAAAACCAATCTATACATTTATTGATTCCAGTTTCCCCATCTTCCAGATCGATTGCCCCAGATATAATTTGTTCTATTGTCATATATACTCCTCGGCCTATTTGGACTAATTCGTCCGGTTAAATTAACGGCGGCGTCTGTTAATCGACCCAGCTAGTGCTTTCATCTAGACCGCCAGATATATCACCCCTTCTTACTGCCATTTCCTGATCGTTTAGTCTTAGTAGGTTTGTGCTGTGCCATATCACCTCCATTTAGTTTCTATCCACTAATAGTAGCATATGCTACGCCGAAGTCAACTATAAACCAGGAGTTATTATACATGCCAACTATTTCCCTCAGTAATTCAATAGGCCAGCCTACAAACGAAGTCCAGGCTCAGACGCAGAAACCAAGGTTTTCACCTGTCACAGTGTCTTCCGAAGGAGGGGTATCCCCTGCTAGAGAATTGCCACCTCAAGATTACATACCAGAACCTACATTAGTAGGAGCTGCACCAAAAGATGAGATTAAGGTGCCTTTAAAGACACAACCAGCTAAATCATCTCAAGACCAAGAACGAATGGACGCTATCATACGCAGAGAAAAAGCGATGCGTGCTAAGATCCGAGAATCAGAAGCGGAGTTGTCTAAGTATAAGACACAAGTCCAAGAATTAGACGCTTTGAAACAAAGAGAAGAAGAATATAAACAACAGGAGATTACTAGAAAAGAACGGATGGATATTGACCTTGTCGGATATTTAACCGAACAGGGATATAATGCAGATCAGATTACACAAGCTCTGATCAACCGACCGTCAGGTCCCGAATCGCCTGCAGTAAAAGCGTTGACAGACAAGATACTTAAACTAGAGCGAGACCAACAAGCTGCTTTGAAGCGTCAAGAAGAAGAATCTTCAGCGAATTATCAGAATGCTTTGAAGACTATCCAACGGAATGTCGACACGTTAGTCGCTTCTAAGCCCCAAGAGTTCAAAGCTATTATGGCTAATGAAGCTCAAGGTAGTGTAACGAATTATATAGAAAAAGTCTGGAAAGCGGAAGGGGTTATGCTTGACCATGAAGAAGCAGCTCAGGAGATTGAAGGGTATCTGAAAGAACAGTTCCAGAAGATGGAGCAAATCTTGAAACCTCAGCCTAAACAACAATTGAAACCTCAGCAGCCTGCTGCAGCCAAACCTGTCACCTTGACTAACGCCGTGAAACAGAATACTAGACCATTAACAACTAGAGAACGTGCTATAGCAGCATTTAATAAGAACAGAGTATAACAAAGTTAATACGGCTTGTAATTTTTTGATAACTTGCGCGTATGGAGTAAGAGTGACTCGTGAGCCTCATAAGCTCAACATCGGAGTGTGCAACTCACTCCCGCGCAACCATTTATTAGTGCTAAACCAGCGCCATTTAATTCTTAACCACTACTAGGAGTAACTCACCTTAGGGTCCTTATAGCAGTAACAAAGAGTCATTACAAGCTAAAAGCATGGGCCGGTTACCGGCTTAAGTAGTAAGAAACATTAAGAAATAATAAAAACAAAAGGACAATAAGATGGCTAATCCTAGCCCAATTTACGCATCAGCACCGAATCAAATCGCTGCTTTGAAAGAATTATATACGAACTCAGACGATTACATGAAGGATCTCGTTTTTAAGAAAAATCCTATGTACGCTCTATTCCCTAAAGACGAATCTCCTTCAGGATTTGCTGGTAAATATATCCCAGTTCCGTTAGTATATGGTGCTCCTCAAGGTAGAAGTCATACCTTCGCAAACGCACAAGACAGCCAGACTGCCCCTGCTTTAGGAAGCTTTTTCGTCTACCGCGTTTCTGACTACCAAGTCGTTTCGATTACGAACGAACTTCTAGAAGCTACTGCGCATGACGCAGCTGCCTTCGTTGATGAAGCTAAATTGAATATGGACACTGGGTTTCGCAATTTCGCTAACAACGCAGCTTTCGAACTTTTCGGTTCTGGAACTGCTAGTCGCGGAAGTATCGGAACTATCGTTACATCAGGTGCTAATAACACTGTTACGATTACTCTGAACGATCCAAATACAGCTGTAAACTTTGACTACGGTATGACGTTAGTTGCTAGTTTGACAGACGGTGGAACACCTAGTACTGATTATGTCCAATTGAACGGTGTAAACTTTATTACAGGCGTGTTGTCTGGAACTTCTTCTACCGCTCTTTCGTCTTCTTTATCAGCTAACTGGGCTGTAAACTCTTTCCTAGTTATCCAAGGCGATAGCCCTGCTGCAGCAAATACTGCTGGAACAAATAACGGGTACCTTGCAGTCTCCGGATTACAAGCCTGGATTCCTACAAGCATCGCTAGTAATGACAACTTCTGGGGTGTCAACAGATCTGCTTCACCTCAACGACTTGCCGGTCTGTACCAAGACTTCTCGAACGAATCAATCGAAGAAGCCTTGATCGATATGGCTAACTTGATCAGCAAATTAGGTGGCGAACCTAATATGGCTTTCATGAATTTCACTTCATTCTCTAGCTTACTGAAGAGTATGGGCGCTAAAGTTCAGAACGTCCAGATCAAGCATGACGAAGTAGACATCTCTTTCCAAGGGATCACTCTGATGGCCGCTTACGGTCCCATTACGGTCATCCCGGACAGATCATGTCCTAGTCAGACCTGTTTCATGCTCCAGATGGATACTTGGAAGCTCCGCTCATTAGGAAAAGTTCCTCACGTTTTGACCTACGGGTTGGAAGGTTTGGAAGGGATCCGAGTTGGAACTGCGGACGCCCTCGAGATAAGAATTGGAGCCTACTACAATTTAGTGTGCAGCGCACCCGGCTGGAATGGCAGAGTGCTTTTGTCTGATTGATTTCAAGTAGTTAAGTTACTTTTCATGGGACCCAGCGAGGTCCCTTTTTATTGTCTAAAATATGCTCTGATACAAAATAATAAAAACTGCGGACGCATTTCTTTTTCCTTGACTAATACCTTGCAGTATGAGATTATATAGTTGGAGGTATTATGACAATATATAAGATTACTAATAAGATTACAGGAAAGGTCTACATAGGACAGACTGTTCAGCCTTTACATAAAAGATGGTATTGCCACAAAGCTGTAAAAAGAGTGTGTCCTATGAGCAGTTCAATAAAAAAACACGGTGCTAAAAACTTTGTTATTGAGCCCTTATGTTCGGTTTTAAATGCTAAGGATTTAGATGATATTGAAATCTATTTTATAAAACTATATGATTGTAAGTATCCTAATGGATATAATCTTACTGATGGGGGATCATTAGGAAGCTGTAGAAGAGGCGAAGAACCTTGGAATAAGGGATTAAAAACTTCAGATGAAATAAAAAAGAAATTATCATTGTCTCATAAAGGACAAAAAGCATGGAACAAAGGTAAAAGTCCTAGTAAGAAAACTAGACTAAAGATCTCTATAGCTAAGAAAGGACAGCGTTGTAGTCCTGCTACAGAATTCCAACCTGGTAAACCTTCTGTATTCAAAGGCAGGAAACATTCGGAAGAGTCTCTGAAGCTTATTAGTGAGAACGGTAATAGAAAAGAGATCCAATGTATTGAAACTGGTGAGATCTTTAATTCTATCAAAGAAGCATCAAAAAAACTTAAGATTTCTAATTCGCATCTATTCAGATTATGTTATAATGGTAAGACGCACATAAAGTTAGGATTAACATTCAAATTCATTTAACAAAGGAGAAAGAAATGCTTACAAAAGAAGATTTAAAACTCGGTAAAAAGGAGTTAGTTGGTTATATAACAGTAGATGCCGGACTTGTCCAGATAGGAGATCCTTGCTATTTATCAAAAGATAATGGGAACCCTTATGAAAACTGGTCAGAATTCTGTGCAGGTTTGTTAAAAAATGAGCAGAACGGTGTATTGAATATTGATCATGCTAATGGATCAGAAGGCATGGCTATAGCAGTAAACACTGCGTATGGTGACGGCATATTCCCGGTTTATGTAAGAAGAGATAAAAATGGCGGTATTACGGAAATGACTGTAAACTTCAACCCTTTCAAATAACTAACCCCAGCCAAGGAAGGCTTACACTATTTCTTTTCTTCCATGCGTCAATGTTCTATATTTTTTATTCTTAAACTCGTACCAATAGTCTAACCATGGTCCCCTAAATGTAAGTGCAAACGAGTCTGTATGAGCATATATCTTATGGAAATTACTTTTAGGGGTATATTTAGGCCTAAAACTAGCAGAAAAGTCTTTTTCAATACCAGTTGGGTGTTTGATCTCTGTAACACTTCCTTTTAGCCAGAATGTCACCGCATTAAAGGCGTGGCTATGGAAAGCCTCTCTAGAACCTCTTTTAAAATGCAGGAATCCTATTGAGAATAATAATTTCCATTCTATTAAAAAGTAACCGGTTACGCCAGAATCGTTTCCGCCATCCATTTTTGTATAAAATAATCTAGGAAACCATTTACTATAATAAATATTTTTGATCACTTCTTTTCCTTTGTTACAAGTTTAACTAACCTTCAGTCAAAAGGACTATTTCCTACTCCACATAACCCACACCATGCCTATCATCCCTATCACCCGTATAAAGATATAAACTTTGTCTTCTAATGAGAATTTCATTCCTCAAACCCACCGGGTTTTACGATTTTCCCGCATAGACTGCATTCATAATTAGTACCGAAATGTGTCGTTTCTTTAGGTCCAGTTATAAGACCATGCTGATAATAATGTTCTTTCCTGTTAACTTTGTCTACAGGATGCGAGCACTTTTCTATTGGTTGTATATTAACTAACAGCCCTTTATGAGTATCATTATCAGACAACCCAGTCCAAAACATACTGTTCTCAGATACTCCGAAAACAACTCTACCTTCTCGCTCAAGTTTAGCATTACCAATTTCAGCCGCTTCCATCGGCGTACACAGTGTATCTAACTGTCCGAAAACGTAGAAATCCTCTGGTTGAAAAAACTTCACGTTGCTCATTTTCTACATTCACAATCTATATATTTTAACAAAGCCATTACCTGCGTATCCCCGTCATCTTGCTGCCAATAAGATTTAGTTAATGAACTGTCCTCGTAGTATACCTCACCTAAAGAATTAGTCTTAATATTTTGAACACCATATACTTCGCCTTTTTTGATGAATCTGAAAAGTTTAGTAGTAAGAAGTATCTTAGTTTCAGGTTTGTACGTAATCGTCTGTCCTGGTAATTTCGGCATGTCCTTTTTCTTCTTAAACATTCTTTTTCTCCTGACATTTAGTACAATACTCGAATGTATCAGTAAATCCTTCATACCGTTTATACTCGTGATTACACCCTATATCTACTTTTACTGCACCGGACCAGCCAGTCCTCGGTGTCAATACACTATCAGCATAGAATAACGAATTATCCAAAACCTTTAATGCTACACCTGACGTAATTCCTGCTGGTTTCATTGCAATATTATGATTCTCTCCGTATAATAATTCTCTATTCACCGTATACTCTTCAGACATCTCTTCGCATCCTCCGCTAACCAAGGAAAGTCGTCGCACAGTATATTCTGTTCATAATCTTCTAAGCATTCAATAGCAAGGTCTAATTTAAATCGAAGATCCTGGACTAATTCTTTAGCCTCGATCAAGGCCTTAGTAATCCTTTTTTCTTCTTCTGTAGCCATTCTAGTAGGTTCAGTACCGTTAGTCTTCATTTCAATACCTGTCTTGTAATCTTTAATCCAAATCTCGCTGCTTGGCGTAATCCGTCAGCATTAAGACACTGACTATGAGCTATCAAGTGTAAATATTTTCTAGCGTCCATTAATCTCTTACGGTAATCTAATCGAAGTCCTTCTAATTTTATTACGCGGGCTTGTAACGTATCGCCTTTGTCTTTTAGTTGGCGTATGTAATCGTCTAGTTCACTCATTTCCCATTCAGGTATAATACACCCGCCCCACCTATAAGCAACCCGGCTCCTATAAGGATGAAAGGATTATGAAACCAAGCATCCAATGACTTCCTGTCCGAATCTCTATCAGCCGAGACAGTATTCAAACTTGTCTGTAGATCGGAGATAGTCTTATCCTGGTCTTGTGTCAACTTAGTCAGATCAGCGATTTCTACTTTCGCTGCAGATATTATCACGTTACATCCTCGAATACAATCAGACACCCCAGAATCAGATTTACCAGGATAAGCACAATTTGGACCGGCGGTATCGGCCAAAGCATTAACTGTTGTTGTGACCATTAAATTTATCAACAGCAGCGTTGAAATTTGCTTCGTCAGTTGCGATCTTAGTCTCTTGCTTAGCATCTGTTACCTCGTCTTGTTGAACAATAGTATCATTCTTAATTTCTACTAATTTTTCTTTCCCTGCAGCAATAGCAAGGTATAATCTGTAGACTACAGCTAAGAACCCCCCGCCGATTACTACGTCTGTCAATATTTGTATCATACCGTTCCTTTCAGGGCTACATACACGAAATACGTAATTATTAAGACATTTATTACCGACAATCCGAT